AATTACTATATATTGGACTGGATCGTCAACTTCCAGTACAATACCTGTTTCTAGTTTAGCAGCAAGCAATGGTTTAACATTATTATCAGTATTTACTAAAGATACTCATAATTATGATACTAGTGCATTATCAGCAATTACATGCACTACTGCCAGTTTAACTGTTTTAGTATCATTAAATCCAACCGGAGTTAATGCAAGTGCACAAGGAACTTTAACATTTAACGGCACTTATACTTTACCATCAAGTGGTACAAGTGGTGATATTTTTGTCACACCTGTGAATATTAATTTAATTACTTAGGTGAGTGCGCCGGTGCCGCCGGTGCCGCCGCCGGTGCTGCCGCCGCGGGGGCGCCCGACATGCTAAAACGTGCAAGAAGGTTTTCGTGAAAAAAAGTTTGTAGTGGGTTAAGGTTATAGTTAGGTTTACTATGTTGTTGTTAACTAATCTTAATATAATTGTATGTGTACTCATAAATAAGTATGAAAGTTCACCTTAATATAGGGCGCGATACATAATGATAAGAGCGACTTTTGTCATGAAAAAGTGATACGTACTATTTTTTGACGTACGAAAATTTCGAAAGTTTAGTGAAAACCTATATAAAGGTTGTCAAAATAGGTAGAAAATTATTTTTCGATGGAAGATGGCAACCGAAACTCTGCCAGAAGTAAGTCCAGAGCTTGGATCGGTACATGTTTCTCTACGGGAGCGCCATTGGAGTTGCATGCAGCTATGGTATACTTGGTATATCAGCTCGAACAAGCTCCTGGTACCGGTCGGTTGCACTATCAACTTTACTTTGAATTATCCCGGCGGGTTATGCTCTCTACAATTACGGGATGGGGTGGTACTTGGGCACACACACATCTCGAGCCCCGACGCGGATCTCAGCAGCAAGCAATTGCCTACTGCACAAAAGCAGAGAGCCGTGTCCTTGGCCCTTGGCAACATGGAGAACCTATCGCAAATGAACAAGGAAGAAGAACCGATTTGGAAGAAGTCAAAGCCGCTGTCGATTCCGGTCAAGGATGGGATACAATCTGGCAGGAACATTTCGGAACCATGGTTCGAAGCTACAAAGCAATTATCACGTACGCGCAAGTTGTCGGCAAGACTGAAGAACCGAAACAGCCAAGAGTGTATATCTTCTGGGGGCACACGGGCTCTGGAAAAACTCATCGGGTCTATGAAGAAGCTACCGCTCGTGCCGCTAGCTCCGATTATGCCAAAGGAGTGTATTCGCACATCTATACCAGTGGGAACTTCTTCCATGATTACAGTGGACAACGGATTGCTCTGTTCGACGAGTTCACCGGACAACTTGACATTGAATACATCTTGCGACTTACGGACAAATGGGCCTGTAAAGTTAACGTCAAATGCGGACATGAGCATTGGAGAGCAGATACAATCTATTTCTGTTCCAATGTTCCACCGCGTAGATGGTGGCCAAATGCCAAGTCAAGCCAGTTGGCAGCGTTTCGTAGACGAATCAACGATGGGGGAGGATCTGTGGAATTCTATAAAGCCCGAGGGTCCAAATGCATCGCCAATTTCGGTGACTCGTGGGAAACAGCCGAAGGACGTTTGGACGCCTGTATTCGAATCTCCGAAGTGCAGCTTGAGCCCGTGGTCGCAGCCCATTTTAGTTCGGCAGAATGCGTACGAGAAGTTAAAGGAGGAGACGACGGATTTGTACGACCACTGGAAGATGGCTCATCCAGTAAAGACACCACCGAACTCGCCGATCGAGATCATGAACGGACCAAGCTCGTGGCCGGAAGACACGTGCCCGACTGTTTAACATTTAAGTATCATGATGATGGAGTAGTATGTGAGACGTGTAGCGGGAATGAGGTTGATATAGATGATATTGCTCCATGTAGTACATGTGGTTATGTGTAAATTTATTAAGTTAAAAATTTACTGTTGGTGTCTTGTATTTTGCCAGTTTTGGTATTCGATCATTTGGCGTAGTCTTGGATTATTGTTTGCTTGTTCTTCCTCATCTAAGGAAGATAGGTTGTAAGGCATCTCTTCTTTGCTTTCTTCGTTGATAGATGGTCGTTCAACTGTCTTTCTTTTGCGAAGATTATGTGACTGTACGGATGTAGGGAATATAGGATGACTTTGTAAAAATTCTAATCGGTCAGCATATTTGTCTTTAGGACCGTGCCAGCCGTGTGCTGGGTATCTTCTTTTGAATCTTTTTACATACTGTTGTGGGCCATACTCCGGGAGGTACTTGTAGTTACGCTGCCACGTCGGCATGTACAGGTTCTGATAATTGTAACGATTGCTTCTGCGATGGTTTTTGCTATATTGTACACGTTTCCTAAATTTATCCCACCAATGTTCTTTGTATCTGAAGTCTGCGACGATAGTTCCTTGATGAATCTGTCGTTGTTGCTCTTGGGTAAGCGGTGGTTTGAGATATTTAGTTCGTTTAAACCACTGGCTATTTCGTTCGCGATCTTCGTCTTCTTGTTGGTTGAGTCTTCTGCGATTGAAAGGCATTGTTTATTGCCCATAAATTTTTTTGAAATGATTCACATTTTAAGTTATTCTTCATAGGACGTAACGTGTTCAGCTATTATTACCTGAACACTTTATGTCCCTAGGTTTAATCCTAGTTATGGGACTCATTTTTATTGATGGATTTAAGTCAAGGCAGTTCAATAAATAGTGTTGCTTCAAATTTAGGATATGCAAACTGGGCAAGGTATTCAGCAGCTAAGCAGCAAGCAAAACTTGCCCGTCGTGCCATCGCTGGCAACTACCCTCACAAAGTTGTCGATGCGAAGTTCAGTGACGGCAGTGTTGGACAGGTACTTGGACCGCGAATTAGAGGCGCTGGACGCTATAGACGGTATCGCGGACATTATATTGGCCGACCAAGACGTCGACGTGTTTATGGACGAGGAGGATTTTTCGGAGACCTCCTCGGTAAAGGATTGTCCGCTTTTAATAGTGCCGCAATCCCCAAATCATGGGGAGTAGGCAACCCATCACAATGGGGCTCAGTAGGGTCAACTATTGGTGATTGGGGTGAAAAGCGTGCACGTGGGTTTTTAGGATTAGGTGCGTATAATGACCCAAGTCCTAATGCTAGAATGGACCAAGATGTTCCTGATATATCAAATCCTGGAGGATCGGATGGATGTATTATTGTTCGTCACAAAGAATATCTTTGTGACATATACAGTCCTGGTTCTACATTTACTGTTAATCAAACTCTTCCGATTAATCCTGGTTTGCCATCTAGTTTTCCTTGGTTGAGCCAAATTGCTCAATGTTTTACGCAGTATAGATTAATGGGTATGGTGTTTTGTTATAAAAGCACTTCAGGTGCTTTATCAACTACGCAAGCGTTAGGTGAAGTTGTTTTGGCGATCAACTATAATTCTGTGGATCCTGCGTTTACGACGAAACAGCAAATGCTTAATGAAGTTATGTCACGATCAATCGTACCAAGCGAAGATTGTTGTGTAGGTGTAGAATGTAGTGAAGGACAGACACCGTTGTCAGAAATGTACATTAGAGGCGGTGCTGTACCATCGGGGCAAGATCAAAGGTTCTACGATTGGGGTACCTTATATGTAGCAACACAAGGACAAAACGCAGCTGTTACTTTGGGAGAATTGTGGGTTACTTATCAAGTAGCATTATATAAACCACAACTCCCGTCAGTACAGAGTAATGATTCAACATTATCTGCACATTATACTATCAATAGCTATACAAATAGCAGTATTTTTGCAGGAGCTACTGCTGGACCAAATTTACAATTTGATAATATCCCTCTTACGTTTACGGCAGGAGGAGGTACGTATAATGATATATTATTTCCGGTAGGACAAACCGGCGCTTTCCTAATTACTATATATTGGACTGGATCGTCAACTTCCAGTACAATACCTGTTTCTAGT